TTCCGTTTTGTTACACAAAAAAAGAGAGGACGGAGCCGAAGCTCCGCCCTCGGTGGTACGTTACCCGTTGGTACCGTAGCGGTTCAGGTAGTCATCGATGTTGATGTTCTCCTGCTTCTCCTCCTGCGAGGCTTCGAAGTAGTATCCGTTGAACTCAAAGAATACTTGCTGTGCTACCTCTGCCCATTCTAGTAGGGCGTCATGCTTTGCCTTCGCCTGATCGGCTGTGCGGCATGCCCGTGCTACCGCTGTTTCGGTAGGACGTGCGTCGTCATCTCCGGGGTTGTGGTAGCTTGCCACCGTAGCTGCTGCTGTAGCTGCTGTGGTGTCAGCCCATGCTTTCGCTTGATCCAGCGTTGATCCCTTGCCGTTCTTCCATGGCTTGGTGATCGGGTTGATGAAGTTGTAGATAAGGACTCGCTTGAGGTCCTTGTTGAAGAACTCATCTGTCGAAGGCTCGTAAGCCTCGCGTTGAGCTGCGTTCATGTCGTTGATGTTGACGTCGCTCATTGGAGCGAGCAACTGAATAAGTTCATTGATGAGACGTTGCTTGTTGGTTGTCTTTGCCATTGTAGTAATTCCTTAGACTTTGTTACACAGGCCCCGAAGGGCAAGCGCATCAGCCCCTAGCCAGAGAGGCTTGTCTACCCCTCCTCACGGTCCCCAAGCCAAAAACAGGCCGCGAAGCGGCTCATTACAAAATGCTTGGGGAGTGGTGCGGAGGACGGGGTAGACTAGAATCTCTGAGCTAGGGGAGGATGCGATTGACCTTTGGGGTCTGTGTTACAAAGCCTTGGGATTATGGAGATGGCGAAGACAACCAACGAGCTTCGCTCGACATTATTCAGTTGCTCGATTCAATGAGCTTGCTGTGAATGTAGTTGTATGTGGTTATCGTAGTTGTGTGTAGTGACATGTAGTGTCGTGGGCCAATGGCATTTGTTGTTGCAAGATTGTTAGATGTTAATATCTGCAAATACACTTTACCCCACAAAATTTTTCCGGAAGGCAAAATGAAATCTGACATCGAAGAATTGAAATCGAGGCTTGCTTTGCTTCGTGAGCGTCTTGTTCCACAGATGGGCATGGTTAGTTACGTCCGTCAGTTTGAGAGCCGTGTGGCGCAGCTTGAGCGCGTTATAACGCAGTTAGAGCGTGAGGTAGAGCCATTGGTTGAAAGTGAGCCAGCAAAGCCTAAACGTCGCGGTAGGCCGAAGAGTGGGAGTTAAGGGTCATTATCGACGTTGGTATGCGGTCGAGCCTGATGATGGTCGTGATTATGATACGATTGTTGCGTATTTGAATATGGCTATGAAGAAGGTTGAGCGCCGTAACGGTGTTGAGGTTAAGCAGCGAAAAATATTTAAAGAGCGTGGCACAGACATTTCTCCTATTACTGCGCGGCGTATGTATTGGATTATGGAGGGGCGTAGTTGGGAGCGAGCTGACGACTAATGCCTGACATAGTTTACAAGCCGAGCGGTGATGTAAGCCGCAAGTTTATGAAGTCGGAGGCGTTTGTTCGGGGCATACGTGGTCCGGTGGGCAGTGGTAAGAGTGCTGCGTGTTGTGTTGAGTTATTCCGCCGTGCAAGCCAACAGGCTGTAAATCCAATTACGCAGAAGCGTCAGACGCGCTGGGCGATTATACGCAATACATTCCCGGAGTTGCGGACAACCACCGTCAAAACCTGGCTTGATTGGTTTCCGGAAAATGTGTTTGGCAAGTTCAACTGGCAACCTCCTTATACTCACATGATTCGTTTTGCGGATATGGAGATGGAGGTTTTATTTTTGGCGCTTGATAGGCCCGACGATGTAAAGAAGTTGTTGAGCCTTGAGTTAACGGGGGCGTTTATCAATGAGGCAAGAGAGTGCAACAAGAGCATTGTTGATGCCGTTACGATGCGTGTGGGACGTTACCCTGCCGTCAAGGATGGGGGATGTTCATGGAGTGGTTGCATCATGGACACCAATAGTCCCGAGGACGATCATTGGTGGGCCATTATGGCGGGTGACATGCCGCCGCCCGATTGGATGACGGATGATGAACAGATCACGTTAATCAAGCCAGATGGCTGGGAGTTTTTTACACAGCCGCCAGCAATGCTTGAGCAAAAGGATGATGACGGTCGTGTATCGTCATATGAGTTAAATGAAAAAGCAGAGAACGTAAAGAACCTTGATCCCCGATATTATCCGCGCATCCTTGAGGGTAAATCTAAAAACTGGATTAACGTTTATGTTTTGAACCGCTATGGCACAACCGAAGAAGGCAAGACGGTATATCACGGCTTCCGTGAGGATGTTCATGTTCAAGATAACCTGAAGGCGTTGCCAAATGTTGAATTGCTATGCGGTATCGACTTTGGCCTTACTCCCGCATGTATTATTGGACAGCGTGGGGCAAATGGTCAGTGGCACATACTGCGTGAGATTATAGCGCAAGACATGGGTGCGCGGCGGTTTGGTGAACATATTATGCATGTTGTAAGTCGTGAGTACCCCGAACATTACTTGCGTGGCTGGGGCGACCCCGCAGGTGATATACGTGCGCAGACAGATGAAACTACACCATTCCAAATGTTAAATGCGGCTGGCCTAACAACTGTTTTTCCCGGCCCCACAAATGATCCTGCGGAGCGCATTGATAGCGTTGAGAATGTTTTGGGGCGTATGGTTGATGGCGAGGCAGGATTTGTTATTGATCGTAGCTGTCGGATGCTTATCAAAGGTTTTATATCTGGATACCATTACCGTCGTTTGCAGGTATCTGGTGAAAGCCGATACGAAACCAAGCCAAATAAGAACAGATACAGCCATCCGCATGATGCATTGCAGTATTTAATGACGGGTGCAGGTGAGGGGCGTCGATTGAAAAAAGCTACGATGGGTGGCAAACCACACATTGCTAAAAGTGATTTTGATATTTTTGATCGCATGAAAAGCCGAAAACAACGCGCGAGCAGTCGCTGGTGAAAATTATTGAGGGTTGGTTTATTAGCTTTGCTGATACGCCACCGGGACCATTGCAAGGTTATGGCTTAATTAAAAAAGGCTACCGGCACATTGTCCTGACACGATATGACCCCGTGTCTGAATCTTTTGTTGTGTTTGAAACAATGCATGGTGGCAGCAAAGTTGGCGTCTTAACGCTTTACCAATGGGACTTTGTGATACGCCATTCGACTGAAACCTTTATAATTACAACCTGCGTTAGGCCAGCAAAGATGCTTTTGCCAAGACTTTTGACCTGCGTTGGCGCAGCAAAACACCATATTGGTGTCAGATGGCCGTTAGTTTTTACACCTTGGCAACTTAGAAGTGCGTTGCTCAAACATGATATGGCAAGCAAGTTTGATATCGATGCAGAATTTGAGGAGCTAGAATAAATGGCTTACGGCAAGTCTTACGGTTCAAAAATGAAACCGAAGAAAAAAATCATGAAAAAGAAAAAGAAGAAAATGAGATAATGGGAGGCGGCGCACCATCCCCGCCGCCGCCTGATCCAGAGCTTGAGCGTCAACTTGCTGAGCAACGGGCCGAGGCCGAGCGGATAAAGCAGGAAGAAGAAGCGCGCGTAGAACGCGAAAAGCAGGCACGCCTGCGTGGATTGCGTGGTGCTTCTGCGTTGTTTGGCAATCGCTTTACCGGGTTTACTGAGGAAACAACAACAACGCCAACAACCGACACGCTTGGTAAAGGATAATGGCTACCCGCGCTGATAAGTCCAAGATGAAATGCAACAAGCCCCGCCGTACTTCCGGTGGGTCTAAAAAGTTTGTTGTAAAGGCATGTAAGGGTGGCAAAGAAAAGATCGTTCGATTCGGTGATCCGAATATGAAGATCAAGAAAAGCAACCCCGCTCGACGCAAATCATTCCGCGCCCGACATCGTTGTTCCACTGCTAAAGATAAATTTAGCGCACGATACTGGAGCTGTAAGGCTTGGTGATATGCCTAAAGATGCATGCTATAGAAAAGTAAAAGCGCGGTATAAAGTTTTTCCGTCTGCCTATGCATCTGGTGCAATAGCCAAATGCCGAAAGGTTGGTGCTGCTAATTGGGGCAACTCAAAGAAAAAACGCAAGCGTAAGAAATAATGGCAGTTCGCAAAACAAAAAAGGGTGCTGCCTTACGCCGTTGGTTTAAGGAAAAGTGGGTAGACGTTAGAACAGGTAAACCTTGTGGTCGTCGGAAAGGTGAAAAACGTGGTGTACCTTATTGCCGACCTAGCAAACGTGTTAGTAGCAAGACGCCAAAAACATCGGGCGAAATGTCTTCTTCTGAAAAACGAAAGAAGATCAGTGAAAAAAAACGTTTGGGACAACCCGCAGGTAAACCTCGTCGCGTAAGTGCAGCGCGTAGGAAAAGGAAAAAGAAGTAATGGCAAAAGGTGTAGCGCATTATTTTCGTGACGGCACACGCCATCGTGGCGGCACACACAAAATGCCAAATGGTCAATTACATTCTGGAACAAAACATAATAAGTCCAGCAAAAGACTTTATCACTTCAAGGACTTGAGTGCGAAGGCCAAAGCAAAAGCCAAA